ACCGCAATGGTACGCCGATATGGAAGGGGTGTACTGGAGTGACGCCACCACACTGGAAACCAAAGGCGGAGATTATCAGTTCTTAGAGTACGTTCGCCCTGTTCACAAGTTGAACCGCCGCGTGCGTATTAAAGCGATTCGTCGTATTGCCGATCGCATCCTCAATTCGACGCCACCGAGTATCGAGCTCAATCGCACTTACTTCAGCAAAGACATGCGTGATATGTCGAAGACCACCGAGATTGGGGGGATCCCGTTCCCTGGCGAAATCATGGCCCCGCGTGAAGAAGACGTGTCGATTCAGTGGATGAGCAAAACCAAAGTCAACATTGGTTTGATGGTGCGCCCACACAACTGCCCAAAACACATCGTGGTCAATATTGGTCTCGATCTCTCTAACCCAGCCGACACGGAGGCCTAATCCATGAGCATGCGTATTTCTGGTAAGAACATGCATTTTTCAATGGGCGACTACAAACTCAAAGCGCAAAAAGTCAGCCTCTCTATTACGGACAATTCCGCCGTCAATAAAACCTCGGGCGTGCCGGATGGTTATGTCGACGGCGATGTTGAAGCCAGTGGCGAGATGGAGCTCACCACGCAGCAATTTAATCAGTTGAGCAAGGCCGCGAGAGGCGCCGGCTCCTGGCGTGGTATGCCGGACTTTGATGCCCTGTTCTACGGCAAGATTGATAAAGACGAACTGAAAATCGAAGCCTTTGGCTGTCGTATCAAGATCTCGGATTTACTCGACGCCGACACCAACGGAGGCAGTGCGCTTGTGCATAAGCTGCCGTTCGAAGTGACGAGCCCAGACTTTGTGAAAATCAACGGCGTGCCATATCTACGCCCCGATGAAACCGAAGATCTGATCCAGTAATTAGGAGGCAGGATGCCAGATGTTATCGACCATGCTTGTGATATTGAAGCCCAACTCACAGAAGTGGCATTGGCCAACCAATTGGCAAGGGCTAAGCCAAAAGCCTCACGAGAGAGTGCGCAGGAATGTGGTGAGTGCGGCGACCCCATCCCCGAAGCTCGCCGCCAACACATGACCGGGTGTCAGTACTGCACTCACTGTCAAAGCGATTTGGAGAAGATGAAACGATGAAATTAGGAACGCTCTTTATCGAGCATGTGATTAAGCCGGTACTCGACCAATTAGACATGGTCACAGGCGGGCATGGCAAGCTGAATACCCAAGCCGCCATCAACCTGATAGTGATGATTGTCGCCCATGAATCCGGTGCATTGACGTACGCCAAGCAGGTGCGAGGTCCTGCGCTTGGGTTCACTCAAATGGAGCCCGCCACCTTTGCTTGGTTGATTGAATGGCTAGGAAAAACACGGCCTCACTTGTTGGACGCGCTCTCGATGTTTGCGCCGCTGACCGCTGATCCCGTCGAAAAACAGGATGCGGACTATATGGTGATTTCCCCTCAATTCGCGGTGGCTACGGCGCGCTTGAACCTGATCCGGTTCCCAGAAGCCTTGCCAGAAGCGGATGACCTTGAAGGTTTAGCGCGTTACGCCAAACAGTACTGGAACACGTCCGCAGGTAAAGCCACAGAGGCGGATTACCTTAATGCTTATTTATCCATGATGGGAGAACAATCATGAGCTTTTTAACGGGGATCATCGGCAAAACGTTATTCGAAATCTTGAAAGGGCTGTTTCTCCAAATCACTTGGGAAGTGGTGCTTGAGCGATTCGCATCTCGCACCATTATTTGGGGACTGAAAGCGCTTCGTGACTTGAGTACCAACGACGTGATCCAAGAGACCGTGGACGATGTAATTGCCTCTCTTCAGGGTAAACGTTTGAAGGAAATCCCACAAAAGGAATAGCGATGGACCCAACTTGGCTATCGGCTCTGGTTGCCTTGGCTACCTTGTTGGTGATGTTAACCGGAGCACTGATTGGCAAGCTGTTCTCTCTCTCAAAAGAGCTTGCCGACTATAAAACTCATGTGGCGGAGAGTTACGCCACCAAAGAAGAAGTGAAGGACGGTTTTGAACGGTTAGAGCGTCAATTGGAAACCGGACTCACCCGAATTTACGAAACGTTAAAGCGAGAAGCAGCATGACAAAACCCATTGTTTTAACCGTTGGGTCAACAGACCTAGAGTTCAACCCAACGCCAGTCGAGTACGACGAGGCGCAAAACACCATCTTGCAAGGTGATGCGAGTAGCGCGGCCCATAATTTCTTGATGAGCTGTGTTAGCGCTGATTCAAAAGATGCGCTGCGTGAACTGACTCAGCAGAACCCAGGTGCAGCAACGCAGATCTATGGCGCGGTTCTTAAAGAGTACGCACCCAAACTCTCCATCTCGGTAAAAAAATAGATGGGCTTGTCGCTGCCATTGAGAGCAGCGACAGGCAAAAAATGTACGCGTGGCGGCGAAAGTGGCTACCCAATGAGCCAGATACTGACCAGAACCTGGCTTATGCGATTTGGCTAGAGAAGAACCATTGGGAAAACATGCAAGCCGTCACCGCTAGCGGTGTGGCCAAGGCCTTTAGCGGTTAACCACCAGGTTAGTAGAGAGAAGTGAATGTTACCAGAAGCCCTCAGATTTCAAGTTGGATTGATTGACCAGATATCTAAACCTCTAGGTCACATTCAGCGTCAACTCACCGACGTCACGAATACCTACAAACAAGGTACTCAGACTATGGTATCGGGCGCCGCTGGCATGGTTGGTGCGGGTTTTGCTCTGCAACAAGCCTTAATGCCAGCGATTGAAATGGACAGGGCGTTAGGTGAGGTGAAATCACTAGGCGTTGCCGATGATCAACTAAAAACTCTTGCTCAAACCGCGATGAAGTTCTCGGTTGAATACGGTAAGTCGGCCACTGAATTCGTGGCGGCGTCTTACGACATTAAATCTGCGATGGGCAGCATGACAGGTGATGAACTCGCAGGCGTCACAAGAAGCTCGGCTATTTTAGCCGCTGCGACTAAAGCGGATACCGCCACCATTACCAACTACATGGGCACCATGTACTCGGTGTTTAAAGACCAAGCGGAGCGGATAGGTAAAGATAACTGGGCTGAGCAAGTCGCCGGCATGACCGCCAAATCTGTTGAGATGTTCAAAACGACAGGTCAAGGCATGTCAGATGCATTCAAAAGTGTTGGCGCATTGGGTAAAACGCACGGGGTAGCCATTCAAGAGCAAATGGCCGTTCTTGGTCTGTTGCAAGGCTCTATGTCTGGCAGTGAAGCGGGGACTCGTTATAAAGCCTTTATGAACGGCGTGGTGAAAGCGCAAGACAAGCTAGGTATGGCGTTTACCGACAGCAACGGAAAGATGCTGCCAATGTTCGACATCATGTCGAAATTGCAGAGCCAGTTTGGTGATTTAGATTCACTCGAAATCGACCAGATAAAACAAGCTTTCGGCTCTGATGAGGCGGTATTGCTTGTCACAGACTTGATCGGAAAAACGGGTGATCTTCAATCGAGCGTTAAAGAGCTAAATGATGCCAGCAACTTAAACACAGCCATTAAGATGGCCCACAGCATGACCGACCAATGGGAGAGACTTGAGCAAGGCGTGTTTGCCGTTCGAACCGCCTTTGGTGCGGCGTTGTTGCCTTCTCTCTTGCCTGTGGTGTCGAGCTTGGCCGATGGCGCGATGGAAATCATCGAATGGACAGAGATGTTCCCGAACCTGACCAAATACATTGGCTTTGCTGCTATGGCGATCTTAGGTGCGGCGGCAGCAGGCGGTGCATTTACCTTGATGATGGGTTTGGGTAAACAAGCAATGGCAACTTACATGCTGACTATGAAGGTGTTCGCCGGTGTTAACGCCTTGCTCACTCAAGGGTTAGGCGCTTTTCGTGCTGCGATGCTAGCCGCGAACATCGCCATCGCCGCCAATCCTATTATCTTGATTGTGGGGGCGGTGATTGCTGCGGTAACCGCAGTGGGTGCTCTGATTTATTTCTGGGATGATCTGAAAGCCTCGTTTGGTGACAAAACTTGGTTCCAAGT